CGCTCACTGTCTTGCCCGAGAACGTAGCGATGGCGTCCTTCTGCATCTCGCCGAAGGCTTGTTTTTGCGCCGGCGTCAGGTCGCAGTAGCGCCCGACGAAGTTGGTCTGTGGCAGGTCCTTGCACTCATCCAACGAGTACCTGATGGATGGCTGCAGCGTAGCCCGCACGGTCTCCAGTGCATCGGGGCGCGCGACCCACTTGAACTGCGTGATCTTCTGCATCACGCGGTCCTTGAACGCGGTGAAGCTGCGGGGCACCGTCGGGCTGTCCACCAAGCGGGCCAACGTCCACGCGTCGGTGGGGCTTTGTGCGATCGGCGTGCCAGTCAACAACCACAGCCACGGCTGCCACCGGCCGACCCACTTGGCGAACACGCGGTAGCGCACAGAGCCGGCGGTCTTGACCGCAGTCGCCTCGTCATAGATGACCACGTCGAAGTCGTGGAGGTGGCCGGCCATGTTGGTGAAGCCGTCGTGGTTGATGATGACGTACTGCACCCCGGGCGTATCCAGTAGCGACAGCCGCTTGGCCTGTGTGCCCGTGCAGATGACGAACGAGCGGTGCGGCAGGTGGTGCTTGATCTCGCGGCCCCACACTACCTTGAGCGTGGACAGCGGCGCGATGATCAGCACTTTCTTGGCCACGCCCTCGGTGAGCAGAAAGTCGGCTGCCCACAGCGCGCTGAGCGTCTTGCCCGTGCCGGGCGCGTTCAGGCACAGCGAGCGCTTGTGCGTGGTCAGAAACGCGGCGGTCTCTTTCTGGTGGTCCATGGGCGGGAAGCGCCCGGGCCAGTCGTAATACTCCAGCACCGGGGGCGGCACGGAGAAGCCCAGATTGCGCAGCACCAGCGACTCTTCCACACCATACGGCACAGCGACCAGTGTGTCCGGCCCATGCTGCGCTACCTTGGCGTGCGGGATGACGGCGGTGATGCGCCCGTGATCGGGCGTGTTGATGATCAGGCGACGCTTGTCAGCTTGAATGAGCATGTCAGGCAGTCAGTGCGTTGTGCAGGTCTACCCACTCGCGGAACTCTGCGCGGAACCCATCGAGCGTAGTGTCGCGAACGATCCACGCCCGGCCACCGGCCCTGATGATGTCGGTCACCTCACGTAGCTGGTATGGCGTCAGATCGTTGTTGCCGAACTTGGTCTCGATGGCGAACATGCGCCCCTTGTGCATGCCGACAAAGTCGGGGATGCCTTGGCGGCCGAAGCCGTTGGCCGAAGGCATGAAGTACCAGATGTGGTTTGGCGGCTCGGCGTCGAGCACCGCGCGCACCAGCTTCTTGACATCGTTCTCGTTACGCATCACCGGGTCCTTGCGTCAGGGCAGATCGTTTTGGCCGCGCACCAGTTGCACAGCGGCGAAGGTTTGGCTTTGAACACACCGAGTTCGATGACCTCTTGAACACGGTCGAACCGTGGCTTGAGTGCGTTCCACAGGGCGCCCAGATAGCGCCGGTCATAAGTTGCGTCAGTGGTCTGATTATAGGCCAGCCAGATGAACGAGGTCGTGACTTTCTGCACCTCGGGGTACTGCCACATCACCATCGCCGCAAACAGCTGCAACTGCGACGGGTCGTCCTTGACCTTGCCTGTTTTCCAGTCAATGCACACCGCCTTGTCGCCGTCAACAATGAGCACGTCGGCGACCGAACGAATCCACACGTCCTTGGCGAACCAGTCCACCGGCTGCAGGTCTTTGTTGACCGCCATCTGGTGCTCGAACAGCTTGGTGCCGGGGCGCGTAGCGATACGTTCCACCAATGGCCCCCACTGCTTGAGAGTCTGCGCTCGCTCGGGCGTGGTGTCCAGCGCCAGCCGCGCGGCGATGCCGGGGTCCTTGGCAGCGGCCGCCCGGCCATGAAGCTCCAGCGCCTCGTGCACGCGGTTGCCATACTCCGACGCGCTGCTGCTTTGGTCCTTCACGCTCTTGGTGACGTACATGTAGTCGAACTTGGCTTGGCACTGCTCGAACGTGTTGAGTCGGCTGAACGACAACGGCATAACTGTCATGGGGTCTCCAAAGCGATGATGGCAAGTTGCGCGGCGATGTCAGCCTGAATGGCCTCCAGCACCTCGCGGCGGGTTTGTGGGATACATGAGGTAGCGGTATGCAATTCTTTCCACCCCGCAGGCACGCTCACGGCCAGCACCAAAACTCCGTCGAGACAGCGTAAGTTGACGCCGAAGTCGTCGAAGGTGATGTTGCGCGGGTCTGTGTGCGCGCCAACGCGTACCCACGATGGGAGCGCCTCATTCGCCCGGGTGTACTCCCGCGCTCCGTCGAACATCGCGCCGGCGGTGCGGGTCGGATTCAGTTCAATCATGGCTGCTCCAAGGCTTCAAGGGCCAGTTGTGAGGCAGCCCCGGGCGGGGTGTCACTTGCAATCTGCATACGACCTCCCACTGTGCACTTCACACGCCACCGGCAACACCGCGCGGCACCACTCGGGGGCCAGCGACAAACATTCCGTCATCCACTTCTTGACCTCCGGCGCGCGCTCGATGCTGGGAACACACACGGCCTCGTCGTGCGCCGACAGCTTGACTGGCTCCACTGTGTGGATGCGCGCTGTCTGCCACATGACCACGTGCCGCGCCAGATGCTGGCACAGGTTCTCCACCACCTTGGGGCCGTAGATGCGCACGCGCGCAGCGCCCATGAGGTACGTCCAGTCACCGGTGGACACGTCCAGCTGCAAGTCCTTGTACACCACGCCCGGTTCGCCGCCGCGAGAGAAGCCCCCGTTGACGGTGAAGCACCAGCCGTTCACGTCCACAGGCACCATGGAGCACCCGTTGGCGATGTCTGGCAGCACCGTGTCTTGGCAGTAGTTCCACAGCTGAACGACCTTGTGGTGCTTGGCGCGGTACAGCGACACGATGCGCTGCGCCTCATTGTTGCTGACGACGGTGAGCCCGGACGTGGGGTCACCGAGCACCTGCTGCCGCACCATCTCCTGAAAGCGCTCAGCCCCGGCGCCGTACTGCAGCGACAACATGGCGATCTTGCCCAGCTGCCGCGAGGCTTTGTCGGCCTTGGTGACGGTGCGGCCAAACAGGTCAGACGCGAAATCGCAGTAGAGGTCGATGCCTTTGCGCAGTTTGTCCAGCACGTCCCACTGGCCCGCGGCGGCCATGACCATGCGCAGTTCGATGTTGGACGAGTCGCCCGCCATGACCACATGCGCGTAGGGCGCAACGATGGCCTCCCGCAGCCCGGCGCTGGGCCCACGCGCCGGAATGTTCTGCCAGTTCATCTGGTTGCCGCCCGAGTGCCGGCCGGTGGTCTTGGCGCCCCAGAAGTTGAGGTACACAGGCATCGGCCCGCGCTGCGCCGCGGCGATGTACCGCAGTGTGCGGGTCTCGGCGATCGTGGTCTTGACCCCCAGCCGCGCGGCGACCAGCGCCTGCACGTCGAGCAGATCATGGTCCAGCAGGTCGGTGAGCGCCTTGTCGCTCTTGGCGAACGCGTAGGTCAGCTTGCGCGTAATCGGGCTGACTTTCATAGGGGGGCTCACGCCCATGTTGCGCAGCGCACCGGCGAACTTCTCCGCTGACATCAAGTCCTCTCGGGCCACACCGCAGTTGTCCAGCAGGCGCTGCTTGCGCACCACCTCGTCTGCGTACAGCTGCTGCATGCGGGGCACGTCGCCGAGCAGCGCTGGCTCAGTGAACATGCGCACCGTCATGTCGATCAGCAGAAGCTCCAGAGGGGGAGCCCTGTGCAGAAACGTCTTGATGATGCGGGCGCACAGCCACGTGTCGTGCTTGCAGTAGGCTTGGTACGCAGCTAATTCCGTGGGATTAGCGAGGAACCATGCGCGGCTCTTGCCCCGCGCGTTGCCGACTTCAGTGCCCTTGTCCGGCAGCCCGAGCGCCTTGGCCATGAACGCCAGCGAGTGCGACTTGAGCCACGGCATGAACATGCGTCCAAGCGACAGCGAGTCGAGCCACATCTTGGGCTTGATGCCCAAGCGCTGCGTCATGATGAACCCGTCGAACAGGGTGTTGTGCGCGGCGACCCAGCACTCGCTCCACGGGTACGCGTTCTGGAACGCGGCGATCGACGTCGGGGCGTTGAGGTCGATGTCGTGGAACTTGAAGTTCAGGTCGTCGTCCATCACACACACGGTGATGATCTCGAACCGCGGGTCCTGCACGTACCCGTCGGTCGTCAGCTTGGACAGCGAGAAGTCCGTATCGTAGAACGACTCGAAGTCGATTGTGAGGGTTTTCACGCGTCAGTCCCGAGCTTCCTGCACCACAAACGCCTTGGCGGGCGCGCGGCGAATGTTGCGCACCAGCTGCCTGCAGCGGGCGGCGTCAATGCCTTTGGGGAACTGGTACATCGTGCGCCCCAGTCGTATGGCTGTGGGCTTTCCGTGGCCCGTCTCCGGCGTCGCGGCTCCGATTGCTGCGAGCAATTGCGCGCGGCTGTGCACCGTGTGCACGTCCCATGTATTCGAGTTCATCGAGTTTTTCCTTGATCAGTTTGCGCGCGAACGCACGGCTGTTGAGTATGGCCCGTCGGTCTGACGGGGTTAGTCCAGTAAGTAGAGTAATTGTAGTGCCGTCGCGAGATAGAGTCCATCTCAAGTGGTCGCTTTTGGTCTGTTCCACACGCAGTATTGTGAAGCCATCGGACTCCAGAATCTTTGTAAGCTCTTGCTCAAATTTCTTCGCCATCAACGCTTGCCTCCACGCTTCGCGGCGAGGTACACCGCGGACTTGGTTAGATAAAATTTCTCCGCCAGCGCCTGCCACGTGGCCGTCTTGTTTCTGAGGGCCTTGGCTATCTGCGCGTCGCGAACAAACACGTTCACGCGCTGGCGCACCGTCTCGACGAAGTTCTTGTTGCGCGGCTTGGCCGAGCAGAACACCGCTGCATGGATTTCCACCGTCGCGAAACGGTGCTCGTTGAAGCACAACCTCTTGCGAGTTGTCGTGTAGGTCCCCTCGCTGTGCCGGGTCTCCAGCACGCTACTGGTCGCGCCGCACCGTGGGCAGTTCACGGCGCACCCCCCGTCGCCTTTGCAACGGTTGCGCGGGCGGGGGCTTCGATTTCTTCGGAAGATGCGATCCGCTCTAGTTCACAGTGCTTGCATCCCATGCGTGAAAACTCCTTCGGCCAGCTTTTGCGAAATTCCATTTCGTGATCGGCGTCATTTAAGCAATCGGCCTTCGTGGGCTCGTAGTAGAAGCTGATGGTTGTACAAAAAACAAACGTCTTTTTGCATTCGCTGCAAGTGTGTTCGTGCTTTACGTCTTCGGCGTAACCACGGCCGTCGTCGTGGCAAACCTCTTGACCAGCTCCGCAGTATGGGCATTTCATATCTGTCATTTCGTCGCCTTTGCAATGGTTGCGCGGGCTTGCCTGCTCGCTAAAAATCGGCTCACCCTTGGGCAGTGCGGTGCGCTGCGTGATCCTGCTTGTGTAAGTCGTTGCTTCTGTCATTCATCTTCCCCCGGTTCCCACGGCTTGCGCTTGTCTCGCCTGTTTCTTGATCGGCGGCTGGCTGTCATGCTTACTTCCCCCATCTTTTCACCGTCATTGCATCTTTGAGCATTTCAAGTTGCTTTAGCAAGTGAGGCACCGGAAATCCGTCAGAGTCAGGAAAGTACGCGCAACCCATTTGCAGTTCACTGA